AAAAATTTAAGAAATTGGAGATGGAGCTTCTCAAGAAGAAGGCGGAGCTCGTTGGGTATGAACCACAAATTCGTGTTCATGTGATGAGCGAAGGTGGAGACATCTTCTCCGGTCTCAATATCATGAACGTTCTCGAGCGTTCTAGGGTTCGGGTCGTTACCATCGCACAGGGATCATGTTGTAGTGCTGCAACTTTTATCCTATTGGGTGGCTCAGAACGTCGCATGGGAAGGAATGCCTACGTTCTGATACACCAAATTTCTACAGAGTTTTGGGGAAACTTTCAGGACTTGAAGACGGAGATGAAGTCCACAGAGAAGTTTATGAAGATGCTCAAGAAGATGTATCTCACAAAAACGAGAATTCCTGAAAAAAAATTTAAAAAACTCATGAAGAAGGATTTGTACTTGTCACCGGACAGGTGTCTCAAGTATAAAATCGTTGACGCTGTTGAGTAATCGTCACTGATCGCTTATACAACGCCAACAAACACACGACTATGAAAACGATACAAAATGTATTCAAATTCAGAGGTACAGGTGTACTTTCTGGTGGCCTAAGTCGTTCCATTCTGCCGTAATTCACAACTGGAATTCCAGACATCTATTTAAAGTTGAGAATTTAATTATTCACATAATGGAACGCCTTATAAAGAAGGATAAAAATGGTCGCGAACGGTTCACAGATATTCATGTCGAGCACTTAAAGGATGGGACTGCTGATATCGTGAAAGTGTGTGGTGTCGTCGGGAGTGATAAGGTGACTGTGTCTCGAACGAATGTCAAGACTGGGTACGAAAAGGCACTCGCTCGCGCACAAACTATGTGGAACAATGAACGAACTAAATGTACTGAAATTCTCCCCATGCTGGCGAATAAATGGGAGGATCGTCAGAAGTACATCTCTGAACCCTTTTATGTTCAACCTAAACTCGATGGAGTTCGTCTCCTTGTGTCTAATAAGGGATGTTTTTCTCGAACTGGAAAGCCTGTTATGGGTGTTGAACATCTTGCGAAGGATCTTAAGGATGGAGAGTACCTGGATGGAGAGTGTTACGCACCGAACAAGACATTTGAAGAAATTACAAGTATGTTCAAGATGAACCCCGAAGATTTGGAGTTTCATGTGTTTGATTACTTTGATTTGAATCGACCGAACCTAACATTTGAAGAACGGAAGGGGCGAATCACGATTGATACATTTCTTGTGAATTCCAAAGAGGGTGTTAAGAAGTATCATGACATGTTTGTGCAACAGGGACATGAGGGTGTCATGATACGAGACGCTTCGAGCATTTACGAAATTGGAAAGAGAAGTAATTACCTCCTCAAACACAAAGAGTTTCAAACCGATGAGTACCCCATCGTGGATGTCAAGGAGGGTACGGGGCGTGAAAAAGGTACAGCGATTTGGATATGTAAGGTGGGAGAACATCACTTCTCCGCGAAACCTGAAGGGACTCTCAAATTTCGGAAACAGCTCCTGGTGGATAAAGACAAGTACATAGGAAAGCAACTGACTGTGCGTTTTCAAAACTTAACAGCTCTTGGTGTTCCCCGTTTTCCCGTTGGTGTAGTAGTTAGAGATTACGAGTAATACTAAACCATATGAATAGAGTAGCAATCGACATCGATGAAGTTCTTGTCCCGTTTCTTCGTCCCATGGCAAAATATCATAACAAAACAATTTCCAAAACCAGGTACAGCTATGTCTATCGGGATATTTTTGACATCACAGAAGAAGAATCTCAAAAGATGGTTCAAGAATTTTACAAGTCCCAAGCTTTTATCCAACTCACACCCATGAGAGGAGCGCAGAGAGCCATGTACAAACTCCGACGATGTACCGATAAAATGTACATCGTCACTGGGCGCCAAGACACGGTGAGGGAGGAGACTGAAGACTGGATTGATACATTCTTTCCGAATATTTTTGATGACGTAATTCTCACAAATAGTTACACTCCCCACGAAGTGAAAAAGTCTGACATCTGTCGTGCCCTCAATATCGGTCTCATCGTCGATGACAATAAGGGAATATGTGACCAGTGTATCGAAGCGGGTACAGATGCTCTAAACTTCATAGGTGAGGAGGTGTACCCATGGTGTGAAGAGAGTGAAATCAGTATAAAAGGGTGGGACACACTAAAGGTATAATGTCTCTCGGTCTCATCGGTCTCGGCTCCATTGGTGGCAACCTCGCCCTAAACATCCAGAAATCTCACGAACTTAATGTGTGCAACCGTTCACCCGAAAAGGTGAAGGCGATCGTTAAGAAGTCTTCTCACGTGAAGGGTTACGAAAATGTTGAAGAGATGGTCTCTGATATGAAGGAGCCTCGTACGATCATCACAGCTCTCCCACATGGTGAGACGACGGATGCTATGATGAAGAAACTGAGCTCCGTGATGACGAAGGGTGACACTATCGTGGATTGTTCGAACGAATTTTATCGAACCTCGAGGAATCGGGGTGCGTTCTGTCAATCCAAGGGTATCGGGTATCTCGGTACAGGTCTTTCCGGTGGTGCTGAGGGTGCTCGTCTAGGTCCCGCACTCATGATTGGCGGACCCTTGAAGACGTTTGAGAAACATGAAGACCTCTTCAAGTCTTTCGCTAAGAGTTACGCATACATGGGTGAAGACTATGGTGTTGGACACTTTACCAAGATGGTACACAACGGTGTGGAGTATGGTATGCTCCAAGGTATCGCTGATGTGTATGCCTACTGCAACCAGGATGAATACTACATGGATCAGGTTCTCAAGAGGCTTGAAAACACTGACATTTATGGCTACCTCACCAAGTCGGCTATGGATGTACTTCATGAATACGATTTTAAGAAGATTGCTGATATCGGACACATGAATAACACGGGTTTGTGGTGTTCCCAGATTGGTCTTGAGTATGGCATTCCCACTCCTACGATTAACTCTGCAGTGAACTCGAGGTTTACGAGCCGTCATATTAAGGCAGTCAACACCGCCGACCACAGAAACTGTGCCATCGACTTTACGGTCGCGGTGGATGCACTTCGTTTCGTGTTTGCGACATCCCTACTCGAGGGGTATGACCTCATGGCTACTCGACACGTTGGTGACGAGAGCATCAAGCAGGCCTGGTCTTCAGGTACCATCATCGAGTGTCCAATGATTGGTGGAGACTATCGTACCATCATCGAAGAGACTGCCGAGAACGCACGGGTCATGATGATGTACTGCACCGCGGCTGGCATCCCCTGCCCAGCTATTCAGGCTGCTCTCACCCAGTATGACTTTACCCATCAGACATCTACATCCATGAAGTTTATCATGGCGCAGCGTAACTACTTCGGTCAGCATGAGATGATGGAGGCGTGATCCCAAAGATACTCAACTTCCTTCTCTTTTAGGAACATCTTTCTGTTTCCATTTTTGATTTCCCTGAGTACACTTTCGTATGCACAGCCACCCATATCAAGATCCCATTTATCATTATCATTTACGAGAATGTATTTGTCTCCCGGAACCATCTTGGCTAAGTCCGCTTCTAATTCAATACCCTTGTATGTCATTCTAATTTTACATTCCGTAGGTGCTGTACCTTTGTATTCCAAGTTTCTCGCAATTTGCATTATTTCTGGTGGTGATGCCGCTAATTCTTTTAAGATTTCTTCGCGATTTCTGCACGTATGTTTCGCGATGATTGTCGCGAACAACAGGACACAATGACTTTGATACATGTCCCCCACTATACCCACAGTATCAAAGTAATTAATCCTCTCGTTCATGTCACCACTCTCGTGTAGCTTTATTTTGATGGACTCGAGTTTTGCAGGTGTTCGTATATGCCGTAATATATCCTTACCGAGATAGTGATCATTGTACACCACCTTAAGATTGTTCTCATCAATGAAGTCTTTGATTCTCTCAAAGTCATATTTGGAGTGACCATGGGGTTTCTCAAGGATATAGGTCGCATCGACGAGACCCAGGTAGGGTTCCACGTTTTCACAGAAGTTGTGTGTAGGGATGGACATGTACGCCACGACGTTGGGAACATCTCTGAGGTGTTCCAGGTTTGTAACCTGCTGTCTAGAAATGGGAGTGTGAGGGCAATCCAATTTCTTGAGAGCTGGAATGATACGGGTTCTGGCCAGATGCCCCCTGGCTCCGAATACGAGGCAGTGATTCATCTGTTACTTTTTCCTGACATTAAAATAATGTTCGCCCTCCTCTGTAAACCCATCGCTGTTCCAACACCCAGTGGAAACGCAGTCCTTCGTACCAAAGATTGTCGTATAGCGTACGTGAAGCCATCTCAAGTTCAAGAAGGTGTCTATGAACTTGAGATACTTGAAGCACCTCCAGTAAACGTTAGCGAGTCAGATTAATCAATACACCTGACTTTGGTTTCATAAAAATAACTTCATCACACTCACCACCCTTCATCACCATCTGTGCTTCACCACATGTGGTTCCAGGTTGTTTGTGACGGTCGCATACAATTTCAGTTCTTGTTGTTATATCCAGTCTCTGACTGTATCCGATGAACGTTCTGTCGACAATACCATCCTTGTCGAGAGCTTCGACCGTCGCTTTCCATGAATACTTCCCAAACTCCCAATACTTCGTATCATCCACAGGTGGTGGTGGGGCATCCAAGGCAGAAGAACGCGCGGGTCGCTTCTTTCGTGAAGCCGATACGAGGGGTGCAAACAAGAACTTGGTAAGAGTCGACATCTTAACAAATTTTGTGAGTTCTATTTTAAGTTATTTTATTCATCGGTGTATTCCCAAGCTGGATTATTCGCAGTGAAATCGTAAGTCATTATATTCACATTTTCATTTTCAAGTGGTAACGTTTGCACAACCTCACCACTCGAATCCTTGAGTATAACCTCAGCACCTTCAAGACGGTCCTTGCAACAGCCGGATCTATTCACTACGATAATCTTCGTAATGTCCTTTTCAACACCCAAATCGATTTCCATAAAGGATGCACCATCACCTGAAGTGTGTGCAAAATTACCACGATTACCGTCAGTTAAATTGGCGAGAGGTCCAGCACCATGAACACCGGGTCCACCCGTAACAGGTTTACCCTGGGCAACGTTCGTACCACTCTTATCTAACACCTCAATTTCTCCCAGGTTAATAATGTTTCCTGGATAATTAGCGGATGGTCTCTGTACCCTGACATATCGTGCACTGACCGTCTTCAAATCACACACATCACCCGAAATAACATAAGGAGATTCACAGCTACTGAGTTCACAACCACCCATCTGGTCAGTGAGGTAGATCCCCATGGGATCTGGGGTACCTTCAGGTACACAATCCTCACCCGACTGATCGACGAGACATTCTTTCCCAGACTTGTAGTAGCCTGAGAGACAGTCATCGAGGACACACTTCCCCTCGTCATCAATCACATAGTTACCATTTTCGTCTTTACCCTCACAGTCGTCACCCTCCTGGGGACGGTTCAAGAAGAGGTAGGCCCCTACCGCGATGAAGACCATACAGAAAATCATAACGATGACAGCGATCATTTTGTTTTATAATGTACTTACATTTTTTACATGGTGGAAAACACCATCTAAAAACTCTCCCAATCGGGTTCGAACCGATGACCTCGCGATTAACAGTCGCACGCTCTAACCAACTGAGCTATGGGAGAATGGGTCCCCTCTATCCGAATCGAACGAATGACAAATGGAACTACAGTCCACTGCTCTACCAACTGAGCTAAGAGGGGGTGGTAGCTCCCACGTGGATTCGAACCACGGGTGGTGGATTCAAAGTCCACAGTGTTTACCAACTACACCACAGGAGCCTCGGATATATTATTATTAGTTGGCTCTTCTTTAAGCCCGTTTATGAACTTCATACACGTGAGTGAAATTGAGAAAAGTCCCGCAGATGTATTCGCGACAATCATGGGTATGACACCAAAATATATCGAGTACACTAACCCCAGGGAACTCGCCAACATATTCAACCAGAGGAAGGTGTAATTTATCGCATGTGTATCTTTGGTTCGGTAGACATGTACAACTTGTGGTACAAACATAATCGATATGAGTATCGAGCTCGTCAGACCGATGCCATCTATGACACTCTCCATTACACAGTACTATTTTCTAAAGTTTAAGTAGGTATGATACTGATTATCACCGTACTTGTTTTGATCTTAGCAGTCATTTACACATTTTTTCGTAAACAGCGAAAGGATAGAAATTATGACTACAAATGTTTTCTGTTAACAGTGAAAGATCAAAAAGAACGTCAAGAACGATTTTTTAAAAGTCATCACGAAAACGTTCCAATAGAAACAATCTATGGAGTAGACACCCGAATTGTTAAATACGCAAATGAGTTTGAAGAACAAATAGATCCCGATTATTTCGAAAAAGCCGTTGAAATGCACTACAATCCAGACATAAAGAGACCAGACATCACCTACTTCAACATGGGTGCTATTGGATGTTTCTTTGGTCATATGGAATTTTATAAGAGGTGTTTCGATCAGGGTCTCAAATACGCAGTCATTTTTGAAGATAACGTCATTGTCAAGTCTAACACACTCTATGACGAAATTCAATCGGTCATCGATGAAAAGGGTGATGATTTTGAAATGTGTTTCTTCCACTGTCTGTCACGACTTCCGGATAAGAAGGAGGGAACCCTCGAAAAGGTCAAATGGATTTCAAGCACCAAGTGTTATCTTGTCCATGTAGACAATATGAGAAAATACATAAAGCACTTCTATCCAATGGATAACCATGTGGATATGAAACATGAAGATCTCATCACAAAAGGTGCCAGAGTGTACTACAAGGATTTACGTGAATATATTTTCATCGATAGAACTCACAAAAGTATGATTGGTCATAATGATCACGGTAGACGTGAATTCTTTTCGAGACAGTACCCAGAAGCCACACCAGATGATGTCAAATGGGGCTACTAATTCCATGGAATATCTCGGGGTCTATAACGACACCCGACTTTGAGAAAATCTACAAACACCTCCAAGTCGTGTTTCGTTTGTATGACATCCAACATGTCACCAACATAGGCATTATACTTCTCATGCTTACCTGCGTGTACAAGGCGATCTTCCCTCACTTGGAGAACCTCTTTACCATATCTCGTCGGAAGCATCACTATATTTGAACTCGCATTCATGTCATAGTCGAACCGTTTGACTGTGGGGTGTCTAGCATGTTGTCTCGGTATGACATGATGATCTTCAACGAGACCCTTATTGTGGAGACCCCAACGTACCTTGAACATTTTACGCGCCAATGACCCATACCGCATCCCTATTATTTGGTAAGTTTTATATACACAGGTCTTTCTGTTCTGATAATTGAGATTCCTATGTTCAACAAAGTCTTCACGAAAGGTGACCTGACCATAACCTCTGAGTGTTCTATGTACTTCCTGGAATTTGGGCGATGTTTATCAAGAACCCCCTTCATTGAGAGAATTCGACCCAAAGATACATTTCGACATTCCGTAACATCTATCATAAACTTCACAGGTTTCCTGTATGTCCACGCATCTTCAAAGTAGGTGTCAAGTAATTCAGGGGTTGTAGAGTCCCTAATTTTGATTTTGTAATTCATGACCATTTTTATAAATGTATATTTAAAGATTGAGTCATTTTATAATACATGGGTTTAATATACAAATTAACTTCACCAGAAGGAAAATCGTATATTGGACAGACGGTACAATCATTCAAAAAAAGAATGAATGGTCACGTACACGGAAAAAGTTATTGTCGAGTATTAAAATGTGCTATCGATGAATATGGATTCGACAATTTTGAAAAGCAGGTATTATGGGAAGGTGAGAATGAATTGATTTCGGAAAAAGAGAAGTATTACATTAAATACTTTAATACCATGCACCCAAATGGGTACAATCTTTCATCTGGTGGTGGGAGAGGTGAACATAGATGTCAAAATACAATTAAGCTTATGACAGAAAACCAACGAAAGAATGCGAAACTAAAAAATGATGGACTACTTGGATATATACATGAAAACAAATCAAAAATTGATGGAAGAATAACATCATGGACTTTGAAGACTAATAATTGTGGTTCTCTTGGAAATTTCAAAACAGAAGAAGAGGCAAAATGTTTTCAGACTGAATATACTCGATATCCACAAAAATATTTAGACACCTATTCAAAAAAAAGAGTTCCAAATGGAGAAGGTGGTGTGTACTATAGAAAAGAACGAAATAAGTGGGTAGTAATGCCGATGATAAATGGTGTTAACACATACATGGGATCATATGATACAAAAGAAGAAGCAACAAATATTTTAAAAAAGTACAAACTATCAAATTAAAGTATTTTTATAAACATACATGAAATGTTTATAAAAATACTCCCGCTGGGAATCGAACCCAGAATTTGACTTCACTCCACGGATTATACTCCGTCATGACATACAAATTGTATAAGAATCATATGATAACCGTTTCATTACGGGAGTTCGTGGGTAGACCCCACGTATTATTTAGTCTTCACATCTTTAAGCTATTTCGAGATAGTTTTCGAAGGTCATCTTCGCATTTCCACCCCGAATGAAGTTTCGAAACGTCTGAGCATCTTCAAAAGCTTCTCGGGCAACCTTCACGGATAGGATCGTATCATATGCACATGGCTCGGCATCTCGAATGACGAAACCAGGGTTCATGACTTTGATTTCAGTATAAACCTCCTCTTCAAGGAATTCCATAACATCTTGGTACTCACACGTCTCGGCGACCACGATAACAGCGTAGCCTTGGGTCTCATAGTTGTTTTTGATTTGATGCATAGAAATTTTATTGATCGTCTGTTTGTTAATCACATCTGTAACTTTGGAATACTTTGCATACGTTGCTTGTGTGGAAAGTTCAGTCACTCTATGACCAGGAGCTTCCACAAAGACGATGGAGTTGGTCGTAGTCGCTTCAGTGTATGCGTAATCGATGTATCTCGCAAATTCCTGAACAGCGGTTTGAAACCCGATCGATTCCATACCAGGGATATCATTGAAGATAGTCTTAGCGATACCGATAACATTCGTATCAACCCTTTCATCGAGAGCGAGACTAGCTGCACCTTTCATGGATTCATTTCCACAGATGCAGTACAGACGATCGAGGTCTTTCAAACTCTCGAGGGCATCTTCAATCTCGACACTCTCACACGATACACGTAGGATGGATCCAGCGCCTTCTTCAATCTTTTTACGGGAGAGTTCTGTGCGAGTGTTATTGTTGAGACCGCGAAACCCCTCATTGAAGCCGATAACCCTATTACCTTGAGAATTTTCGTAAAGGGTGAGGGAGTGGATAAGGTTGTTGACACCTGGACATACACCACCAGCTGTCAGAATCCCGATGTTCATCTGGATGATACTCACCCCATCTTTTTATATTGGTATATACAAATGGTGAAATATCTCTTGGTGTTTCTCTTCATTTATGTGTTACTGTTTATCATTAACACAAATGATGTGGAGAAGAAGATGTTGTATCAGCTCATGATGCATGGTGATTATCGACATGTGTCCCAACATCCAGTTGAGTATGACGTTGGTATCGGTAAATACCTGATGGCTCCATTTTACTTTGACAGGAATAGACTCATGAAAGTCTCTGATGGTGAACTCGTTAACGCCTATTGCTTCACCAAACCCTATGCGAAAATGCAGCAGAACTTACAGAGTAAGATATTTTGGGATATGTACCTCTCACAAAATGGAATTGACGTTCCCAAGTTGTATGCGACGACAAAACCCTTTGAGGTGTACGATGACCTTGACCCTGAGAAGGAGTACATCTCAAAACCTGAATACGGTACAACAGGAAACGGTATAAAACTTGTGAAGGGTAAGGATGTCAAACCCACTGAAACGAACCACCTCATTCAAGAAAAAATCGGAAGTTGTGGATACGATGGGTCTCGAACTTTCCGTGTCATCACAACCCATGACGGTGAAGTTCTCGTCATCTACGAATTTAAAAATGATGACAAAGTGACTTCTAACTTGGTAAAGGGTGGTACATCTAGGAAACACGTACACGTTCCAGAAATAGAAGACACGGTGGAGAAGCTTCGTCAACTTCATGTGCGTGATTTCGATTTCTGTTTTACGATTGGTTGGGACTTGATGGTAGATTGTGATGGGGTCTACGTCCTCGAGGGGAACTGGCCTTGTGATCTCTACGGAAAAATTAACAAAAATGATGCGTACATCGAACGTGTCAAAGTGAAGGCGAAAGAGTTTTATGCTCTCAACAACATGTAAACGTCATACAACATGACAGCCGTTGTTAAGATGACGTAGTGTGTCGGAACTTGGCGCATAGGTTCATTATCTTCGCACACTACATCCTCCATAGCAGACAACATACAGATAGGTTTGTCCTTTACCTTCTCTGTGATGAACCATGAAAGCATCATGGTTGCGTTGAATATGAAATTCGAAATGTAATCCTTCAAGATGAAAGGACTCAGCATGGAATACGTCATTATGAGTACGTGAAAGAGGAACACCAACTCCGTGGTGAGCGTCTTTTTCTTACATGTCCTTGGAGTGCGTGTAAATCCATAGATGCTATCCACCACTACAAGTAAAAAGAAAATGACGGGAATCATCTAACATTTCCTGATATTTTTATTTATTTCGGGGCAGGCGTCAGTCATGGGAACATAGATGTTCATTGTCGTGTCATCCATACTTTCGAGGCGCTTCTTAGTCTCATTTGACGCAAACATAGGGTCATATTTGTCAGGAACTTTATTGAGTTGTGGTTGATTACCCAATCTGTAGTTGAAGTACATGAGAATGTTTGTCATCTCATTGATGGCGGGTTGAGTGGATGTCGCACGGT